CGTCAAGGGTCAGTATCATATTGTCTCCTACTTTATATCTCCATCGTGCCAATCATCCCATGTATCTTGTTCCACATTGTATAGACTGTCAAGATCATCGTGAAACTTTTTATCCATAGCATATGTATCTATGGCATTTATGCACTCCTCTAGTGTCAGGTTGTTGCGTATCATGGCATTGTGTAAACGTATCTCGCATATTGATTTTGATGTAGTCATATTGATAAGTCTCCTCTCAGTAGAACGTTCTCTTTCTTCTTGTGTCATAGGTCTAATCATTTACCTGCTTCCTCTATACAAAAGCCACATGTATCACTCTGCGCTGGGCCACCACAAGTTAAACACGTCTGCCACTTCTCACCTTCAAGCCCCCTCTTTATCAATGTCAAAAAGCCTACGTCAAAGATAGCCATGAATGTTTCAGGCTCACACTCTACTTGTAGTGTTGCACTACCATCCTCGTGTTCTTCTATATCTGTTATTTTTATTTTACTCATCCTTAACTCCTATACATGGTAATAAGATAGATAGCTTGCAGTATTTTGGGTAGTCATCATACGTCATAGCTATCAGTACAGGTGGTGCAGCAATCAGTAAAGCTACGATAGCTGACGCCTTGATTGCACCGTTAATGTTACCTCTCATCATTCATTCTCCCTTAATGCTTTCCATGATACAGGGAACAGCTTAGCCATCTCTGTGTCAATGTGACCAGCCACAACCTGTGTCTCGTACTGTGTGTCAGGCTTACAACGTAGGTTACACATGTCAGCAAATGCATCCAAGCTACCTGACCAGTACCACTCAGTGACCATACTCTGAGGCAGTACCATACGTGCTTGCTCTGGACACACACCTGCATTAAGTAATGCTGTATAGTTTCTAATTGACCACATAGATGCTTTAGAGGCAACCCTCATAGTTTCTCCAGAGATAGGTACAACACCTTCACTGCCCTGCTTCTTGTCGGCACTACGCCCACGCCATTCTGTAGGTACATAAAACTCAGGCTCACTGTCCACATACCTACGACTGATTTCATTCCAGCGCAGAAACTTATGCTTGACTAGCTGTCTAGCTACAAACACAGGTGCCTTTATATGAAAGCTTGCAAAGCAATGCCCAAAGGGGCTGATGTGTTTGTGCTTGGCAAGGTAACGTATCAGCTTAACATCCTTGTCTTTCAACTTGGGTGGACCCCATACGTCACTCGTATCCATTTCACTACGCTTACCAAAGCTTACTCGTGCTGCATTAGCCACAGATAAGTCTGTACCCATGTGGTCTACGTAAAATGTTTGTATCATTTATTTACCTCACTTATTATTATCCATGTGATGCCACAGATTAGAAACAGTAGTATCATTAATGCTGTTAATGCTTCACTCATACCTCACGCCTCTCATATAAATAAATGTCTTGCTTTTCTGCCCACTCTTTCCACGTTTCATATCTTAAAGGATATTCATTATACGCATCATATATATTATCGTGCAGATACTTCATAGCTTTTTCAGGCGTTTCAAAAAAGGTAGTGTCGTATTTTTCGCAATCGCCATATTCTGGTTCCCATGCATCATATGGCATGACCAATACATATTTCATTACCCAATCCCTCATGATACATACCTCGCTATCTTGTACTCAAGGTCTGTGTGAACAATGCCATGCCACCCAGATAGTTTGTTCTTTACAACATTGATGTGGCGTTGATTGTCTTCTTCCTCTTGACCCTCAACTGTAGGGTTCTTGGAGATCATAATCATAAGGTCAGCTTCTGCTGCCTTACCTGTACGTGAGCCTTCCATCATGGCTTGGTTGAGTACAACTTTACCTTCTGCCTCTGCAGATAGCTGAGACATGTAGAACATGGCACACTCTTGCTGCTTGGCAATCTGACGTGCTTGTATGGCGTTAGCCTTGAGTGCCTCATCAGGACGTGAGAAGCCAGCAGTACGGGCAAACTTATCACCCATGTCTAGTATAACTACGTCAGGTTTGTATGACTTGCACACAGACTCAACCCAGTTCATGTCACGTCCTGTTGCATCCTTGAACATGATCTTGTCACGTATCTGACCAAAGACACGCATGGCTTCCTGTTTGTTCTTCACTATCTCAAACTTGTCCATGCCTGTAGCTGCCGTGATGTAGCGGTGAGCTACACGGTGGTAGCCTTCCTCATTACACAACACAATAACACGTGCACCCTGCCATGCAAAGCCATTAGGTCCAGCCACAAGTGAGGCATGGAAGGATGTCTTGCCTGTGTTAGGACGTGCACCTACCTCAATCAAGTGACCAGCGTTGATGCCCTCAACCTTACGTGTCAACGTAGGGATGTTGAATGTCCACTGTGACTCAAGGTCAGTCATAGCAAGGATAGTATCAAGGTCAATGTCTTCCCAATCAATACGTAGGTTGGGTGTGAAGTCATCGCCATACTGCTCAAGCATCTGACGTAATGGTTCCAGTGTAGACTTGCTACCGTTTACGTAGTCGAAGCCAAGGTTGGCAATGTCCTCACCAATCACCTGTTGGAACAGCTTAGACAGCACCTCTTGTGCTACGTCACTGCCCATTGGCTGCTCCTTGCTTACCTGCCCAAACAAGTGGCTGTAGGCAGTCTTCTGTGCGGTTGTGAGAGTGGGGTTGTTTGCCATGAACAATGCCTCAATCTCTGCTGGTGTAACTGTACGTTCATAACGATCCATAGCAGTGTCAATAGACTGCTTGATCTTGCGTACATCTTTACTGAATAGTCTGTCAGGACAACGTGCACCACGATGCTCGTCATAGAAGTCTTTGTCCATCAGACTACGTATCAATGATAATTCCATGTGTTAGTCTCCTAGTGTTGTAAGGTTTTCAAAGTCGGTAGGGTTACGGTATTTCAAATCGTCACGCAAGTACAGGATCTTGATAGTGTCCACATACTGACGTAGCTCTCGTGCAAACTGCAGTGTCTTGGGTAACGCATCGGGGTCTAATGCAATTATTGCTGTTGAGAACTGCGATAAGTACTTCTTGTGTCCATTGGACAATGATGTACCCAACACTGCGACCCCGACATATACACCACCATCACCTACAATAGCAGCACTCACGCAGTCCTCAACAACTACAGCCGTTTTACCACGTCCAGAAGCGTATGGCAAGTCACTTTTACCATATCTTTTCCACTTAGGTATACGCTTACCAAGTGATCTGCCTGTGGCATCGACTGTAACTCCATTGTGTACAACAGGGAACACCACACGATGTTCCTTAACGTCATACAACAAGCCTAAATCTTGTGGGTTTAGTACCCACTGGTCACAGAAGTCTCTGATCTTTGCATCATCACGTACAAACCATTCTGGTTTTGAGAATGTTGATACGTGTGTCTCTTCTGCAACACTGCCCAATGACTTACGTATGTCATCAGCAGTAAGTTGAGTACGTGTGCCACCTGATGCACTGCACCCAGCTTTGTAACAGTTCCATATGATCTTACCCATATTATTAGTAATAGTAAATGTATTCTTAGTATGACATGACGGGCATGTCATACGTTTAGTTTCACCATTAGCAAGTTCTAAATCATGTATAAGATCATTCATATTCATACTGTATCACTTTCTATGTTGTTCGCTCCACTCAAGGATACACTTACGTTTCTCTGTGTCAAGGCACTATTTGCACTTGTGTAAGTATGTTTCATATATGGTTTCACAGAAGACACATGATTGTGTCCTGTCACTGCCATAACTTGGGGCAATGGTACACCAGCATCAACCATCTGTGTTACACCTGTCCTACGTAAGTCCATAAGACGTAACTCTTCGGGTAGTTTAGCTAGACGCATTACCCTTCTACCCACTTTGGATAGTCTTTCCATAGCATAAGGGTTATACGAACCATCCGTAGGTCTAGGGTGTGGCGCAACGTAGTCTTGAAAACCAAAGTCATTACGCTGTTCATTCAACATGTGTAATAGATCCTCTGATATTGGTAGCTCTACGTCAGCCCTACGTTTACTCTGCTCAAGTGTGAGCTTCTGAGTACGAAAGTCAATGTTATCCCACGTCAACATACGCATGTCACCTAGTCGCTGGCACCACTCGTATGCCATCTGAACAATCAAGCCAATGTTACGATACTCAAAGTCGCTGTATGCTACGTCAAGAAACTTGACAACATCATCATGTGTCCACACTACCTTACGCTGTTGTGGTGACTTACGTTTGATGTTTGCCCAAGGATTGTATGTAGTATGCTCCATCTGTATTGCATAGTTGTACACCCTACTGGCACATGTTGCCGCATGATTAGCGAAACTGATGCCACGTTTGACCCACTCTTCGTATGCTTGCTTTGCAACCTTAGAGGTAACGTGTTCATACTTACGCCACCCCATAGTCTGGTGCAGCACAGTCAGAAAGTACCTGTAGTCAACCTTAGTTGTATGACGTAATGCATTGAAATCATTAGACATATAGTAATAGTTAATGAGATCAGTAACCTTGCTGCTAGACTTTATTCGTACAACTTGTGCTTGTTCTTCACGCCATGTGTCAATCGCCTTGTTGTGATCACGAACAATCTTGCGTACTTGTTTTAAGTCTGTACCATATTCCTCACGTTTGACCACACCCTCATCAACAAGGTTTTGTGGCGGGTTAAAGCGGTAGGAGATCACCCCAGAGGGTGAAGCTCGTTCTTGTACATAGCGTGGTAGCTTTGGCATGTGTTATGCGGCCTCCAAGGTAATGAACTTGTCATCAGATACCCACTTAGATACCTCTTGCTCACGTGACCACATGCTTACAGCCTGTGTATCATTGCCAGTGTTACGAAGGTTAAAACCATTACGCTCATCAGCATACGATGCATAGTTGGTGAAGGCAGAATACAATGCCCACTTATTGTGACCACGTTGTGAAGCCTCTTGCATGTACAAGCTGTACATCTTCTCAGACTTACGCTTAGATGCAATCATGCTGTCAAGCAGTGAGCTTACGTCTACATACTTGAGGTCAGTCTGTGCCCACACTTGCATCTTGCTGGCTTCCTCATAGAAGTCTTTACGTGCACGTGTCAGTTCATAGATGAAACTTTCCATAGTAAAGTTAGATGTGTTCTTCTTACGCACTTTGTCATACTCCCCTCTAATCATTCCATTGGTACAAAAGAAATCAATGGCACCAA